CCGGAGGCGCGCTTTGCTGTCCTCCGGGGGCTTCCATTCCTGGAGGGGCCGGGGCTGGCATCTGCTGTGCTTGCAATGCCCTTTGGTGCATTGAAACATGCTCCTCAAAGAGCTGCTTAACCTCAGGGTCGAGGTTTTCGAATTGCTGGCTCTTTCGGAACTTATTGTGAGCGTCAATGTGAACCGCATGGTTATCCCAGGTGTTAACCGGCACAATGGGCGGCGGATTGCCACCCGGGGGCAATGGCTGCTGTGTGTTCGGGTCGTAAAGCCCGACCGGCTGCATTGTATTCGGGTCACGCGCAACGAATGTCTGGAGATAGTTGCTCAGATTGTCCTGAGTGACTGCCGCCATCTTGAGGTTTTCTCGGCGAGCCTGCGCAATGTCAATCTGGATCTCTTCGTAAAGCCTCTGGACCCCGCCCATTTCCATGAGCTCCAATCCCTTTTGGGGATCAACAAAGCCCAGTTTCATAAGGTCCATGATAAGTGACTGTTTTGCAGCCTTACTCATCGGCAATGCAGAGCCAGCTTCGACAATGAGGTCGCTATTCCCGCGAAGGTCGCTCCCCAGCAATGTCTGAACGTCAAAGGTGCCATCTGCGCCGACTATCTTAACCGTGCGCGCCGTGTCCCAATACTGGTTCACGTAGGAAAGCACCTTGAACCCGACGTCCTCGATAGCCTCTTCGAGATTGTCGAATGCTGTTGCACGCATAGAGTCGTCCTGCTCTTGCAGGTACGAGATAGCCGTGGCCGATGTCACTCCCGGGGGAACCTGCCCCTTGGAAATGTCATGCTGTCCAGAGATATCTTGGAAGTCTTCCTTAATGACATTCAGTTCGTTGATGACATAGGTCGGGAGCGGGGTTAACGGGATAGGCTGCGGGGGTGTGAACCCTGGCGTATAGAGAATGACCTGACCCGGCTCCGTAGTTATCATCGCTGGTTCAATACTACCGCGAGGCGCAATGATCTGAGGCTTTGCCATCCTATTCTTAGCCTCAATAATCTGACCACGCGTGCGGTTGTATTCCCGCTGCAAGGGAATGAGGTCAGTGACCATTCCCTCGCCGTAATGGCGACCAGTCGAGATGTAATCTACCTTGGTAAAGGGAAAGCGGTTGTGCTGATAGGGCCAGCCTTCCCATGCCTGGATTATCTGGCCACCCACGACGGTAAGCATTCCTCCCTTGGGAAGAAGCTTGCTCGTTCCTGGCTTAACCCATACGTCAAGGCAGAGGACATTAGCACGTTTGGCGTCAACGGACCCGATGAGGTTAAGAAACGAGTCGGAAATGATATCGGCAGCCGCTGCGGTATCGGGCACGATATTAATGTCGCCAATAAGTGGCCCATACTTAAGCTTTGCCGCTTCGAGGTCCATTGCGGAGACGTGAATGACATAGGGCTGCGCCTCCAATTCCTCAGCCATGAGGTCGGGAACAAGCAAGTGGAATGGCGTCAAAACGTCAAAGCACATGTCGCCTTGCTGGTCGCTATCCCGGTCAACCTCATTCATGTCCCAGTAGCACTGAATATAGGACGTCCCGGTAATGACGCTCCAGAATGCCGCGCGCCGAATGACAGTCCGCAGCTTCTTCCGACGATAGATGCTTTCCCAGACCTGCTCCCCCGCTTGCGCGGCGAAAAGATCGCGATCATCAGACGATGCAGGGATAATGGACACCGAAGGCTTTGTGGAAGTCAGTACTGCAACCTCTTTCCGCACTGCGGGCCGGATCATGTTCGTTACTGGCCGGGCACGATAATACGGTGCCGGAGGGACATATAACCGCGTTCCCGCTCCGCCCGCACCAGCAGTAGAACCAACAGGAAGGTACATTGCATTTTGCTGGCCAAAAAAGAATGCAAGGGCGAGGTACCATTTCCGTTCCTCCTTTGCGCGGGCAGAGCGGCACTTAGTGTACTGCTGCATTACCCAGCTCAGGTACTTCACATGCATATCGCCGTCGCGGCGCAGCTTTCCAAGCAAGTCATTCGTGTTATTGATGTGGCTGTCATTCGCTTTCGGCGGAGGAGTCGGGTTCATTGCGCCCGGCTTGCTGATCTCCAACGGCATAATGCTCATTCGCTATCCTCCCTTCCGTCATTCTGCCCTCCCCCGATAAGGTCGCTAATCATCTGATTAACTTCGGGATCGGTCTCTTCGTCAAAAATGGTCTCACCGTATCCCGGGTGACCGAAAGCCTGCATTCGCAATGCTTCCGAAACGTCATCGCGAGGAATGTACTCAGACGAGCTCGTCAAGAATGGAGCCGCCGGAACGACGCTTTGCACTGGCTGGCTTTCCAGGTTCTGCTGTGTCACTTGCTGCATTCCCACGAACATCGGAAAGTCCTTTGCCGTCATCAGGTTCAGCATTGTCTGAACTCTCCGGCTTTCCACTTTCCACAACGTTTCCAGGAATGTCCTGTGCTTGCTTTGCTCCTTCGCCGTTACCAGCAATGTCAGGACGCACAGGCTTAAAACAGCGATGATCAGAAAGCAAAGAGACAGCTGTACGGAGGGCGTCATTCTCGACCTTCAATCCCATATTTTCTATTTCAGCTTCAACGCCAGCGTCCGCAACATGGGTGTATTGCTGCGGAGAGAGAAAGCCCAGGGTCTGAGCAATCTCGATAAAACAAACCGAACAGATATAAACGACCCCATACCAGTCAAGGTCTAAGCCAGTGTCAATGAACTGGCGCCTTCCATCTTCATTATGCCCAATCCCGCAGAATGAGCATTTACTTGGAAGGCTGTACGGCTGATCCAGAATCCTGAACCGGCTGCTCGTCGGCACTCGTATTGTCAGTGCTTCCATCCGGGGTGTCGTCATCTTCCTTCTCCAAGGTAATGGCCGGGTCTTCCTCGCCGAAGAAGTCCGCAAGGACTATCTCGGCCGTACGTGCAACGGCATTCCGCTGGCCCACTCCTGCGGCGCTAGCCAGCTTCCTTTCCACGATGGCTTTGAACTCGTCCATTACCGCCATCTTGTCGATAGCACCAGGACCATTGAACAAGGCGTTGTGCATATCCTGGATGGAAAGCTGATGATAGGTTCCGCAATGCGTGCACGGGAACCACCACGGCAGGAGATTGCGCGCGAATGTAATGTCCTCGGGATGACTGCCGACGTAATGGATAGCTTCCCGGACCCGGTTGCGAATGTAATCCAGGTCCCCCAGGTGGAAACCTGTCGCATTGAAGGTATTGCAGTTCGGAGACGTCTGTCCGTCGCTCATTCTTCCTCCTCTAATGAATGATGGTATGTTGTGCGTCAAATGAGCCCGAATTCATCGGGGACCCACTCAGTCCTATCACGTACCGGGTTAATAACCCATTGCGCGCCCTCTGCTTGACCCTTTTCTTTCATAAGGCCTTCGTCATAGCGAGGCTGGTCTATCGGCTGGCCTTTCGGGCTGCCAGCGAATTGGGCTTTCCAAGAGTCGTCAGCCTTGAGGCTTTCCGGCGACGGCCCAAGGTCTGGCATCATGGTAAAGAAGTAGCGCGCGCTATCCGGGGCGTGGTCATCTTTCTTATGGATAGCATCCATTTTGTTATGCTGGTTAGCTACCTTCTTCGAGGTATAGCTTTTCCAGCGAAGCCGCGCGAGCTCCTTTATCAGGTACATGCAGTTGCCGTAGATAATCCACTTCGGCGGCTTGCCATTCACTTCGCGCAGGTACTGGTTCATTCGCGAGATACCAGACGCAACGTCATTGTTCCCCAGCGTGAAAGGAAGCCCCTGGATCTGGTATTCCTGCTGAACGCTGGTACCAGTAGTCTCCTTGCGCTGTCCACACGCGGGGTCGCAGACATAGATGTCAGGCTTAAAGCCGTGCGCCGCATTCATTCCATGGATCTTGTCCGCATGCTGCTGGACTGTCCATTCTCGCTGGTAATGCTCCGCAAACGTAATGACATCGTTATTAGCATTAACTGCGTGCCAGAGAACAGCTGTGGGGTTATTATACCCGGAGTCGAGAGAACAAAAGACTCGCCATCCCGGCTTCTTGAATTCACTGATCGGAATGTATCCGGCATCGCCCTCATACTTTACGTGCACCTGCGGATTGAATGTCTTGAAAACCAGTCCGCCCATCTGGACGAACTTTCCCTCACCACGAGCTTTCCGTTCATCGGGAGTAAGGCCACTCAGGTAAAGCTGAACCTCATTCTTATTCAGGTGAGGATTCTCCGCCATGTGCGCTTCAATGACGGTGATATGGCTTTCCTTCTGACCCTTCGCGACTGCGCCTTCTGTCCCCGGAATGTAGATGCGGTCATAGATCCAAGTCATTCCCTCGACCGGGGTCATTGTCATCCACCACGGACCACCTGTGTCAATGAGGCGCGCAATGCATTCGTCGTAGATAGGCTCTGGCGGTTCTTCGTCAAAGTGAATAAAGTCTCGCGACGTTCCGGCGAACTTATCCACGTCCTGGTCATAGGACATGAATTCGACCGTCGAACCATTCTTGTACGTTAGAACCTTCAGCTTTTTGTTGTAGGCTTTATCCCAAGCTCCGCCGTAAAGCTCGGATGCTGGTGTCCAGCGAGCGTATTCAGGCAGGAGAATCTTTTCAATGCCGTTGGGGTAATCGACGCCAACAACTCGGCCGCGAATTGGTCTTTCAGGTGTAGCAATGAAGGGTGGCTTAGCTGTCGGATGCTTTCCAGTGAGTCGCCAAATTCCTTCAACCACACCCGCCGTCGTCTTTCCGCTTCGGTTACCGCCAATGTATAAGCGGCCTTTCGTTCCCGATCCATGGAATAGTCCTTGCTTCTTATGCGGAACATAGCCAAGAACATTCGGCCTGACTGCCGCAGTGCGGAGCCCCGTAATGACTTGCGTGAGCATGTCGTCGGTAGAGACGACCTTTGGATTAACCATCAGCTTGTCGATTCATAGACAATTGTAAACCCGAAGAGATTGTTACTATTCGCCGCCCAAGTTACAGGAGTATTCGACTGCCAGCTATTCGCTACGGCATGAGAAACAATGAACACGTGGTTTGCGTCATTGAAACAGACGACACCAGTAAAGTTGGCGTTACCACCCTGGAATGCATGGCACGAACCCAAAGCTGGTCCCATTGTATTTGGACCAGGCAGAATAGCCGGGAATGGTAGAGCGAATAGCCAGCCACCCGCGCCAAAGGTGGTGTCAGATCCGGCGACAAGAGTAAAGCGGTATTCTACCCTCGTACCTATCTTGCAATACTTTCCCTCAATCACTCCATGAGTGCCAATGGCAGGGTTAGTAGTGGCAGCAGTCCAGCTAGCATTCGCACCACTCCAGACAACCCATTGTCCGAGGTTCTTTGACGACACTCCATCGTGAATATGGTCACCGGGTGACGCTTGGTTATGCCGTGGTCCGAGGGTATGATGCTGTGCTAACTGTGACGAGTCACGATCGCTATTCGCGTGAAGCGCATTGACTTGGTCGGGTGGAAAGCGGGTACGAGGAAACGGCATTGGGTCATCGAGCTCGTACTCATTCTCAGGCTGTCCGTCCCGCAGGCCGTGGCTAGTCAGGTAGTCGCTGTAATAGTCAGCCTTGTGGCCGTCCCCCAGATCTTCCTCTGTGGCCATTAGTTTGCCGTCCCAGGCGCGCCCATGTCATAAAGAGAGACAATGGAACCAATGCTGTCGGCACTGCGGCCGATAGTCCTATTCGATGGCGGGAAGTCGGCTGCATTCAGATCCATTACCGAGCGAAAGTAACAAGTGCTCGTTCCTGAGCCACCCGGCGTATTAAAGTACATTACCTTGTAGTACGGAATGCGCTGGTTGAACTCCGCATCGGAAATGTACTTGTACGCGACATGGATAGCAGACCCATTCCCGAGACCGGGATTGCTACCTACCCCAAAGTTGGTCCAAAGGCCGACATTGTATTGGAATGCTGTGTTGTTGAACGAACCGGTATTCCAGACCCAACCCTGCTCGATAATCTTATACGTCTTGCCATTGTTCACGGTAAAGTTATAGTCATGCAACGACACTTGCTGGTGACCTGTGCCATTGCTCAAGGTAATAGTGTGGGCCGCAGTGTCTGTCACCGACGTGACATAGCCAGAACTGGAAGCCTTTCCACTCCCGCCCAGAAGATGCCAGAAACCCGTGTCAGACCAGCGGCGAATATTCTGGGTGTCGGTTTCATAAATCCATCGGCCATTCCAGGGATTAGCTGGACGAGTTGTGCTCGTGCATGGCGTGATCGAAGTAATGGTATCGAAGAGTCCAGCATTCTTGGTGACAATAGACGCATCGACAAAGTCAGTGTCGCCCATTAACGTTGCACCGACAAGCGGTGAAAGGCTGTTCATACTCGCTCCACGTAAAGCAAAGAGTTGCTTGCAGAAAAGCCGGAGGCATTCGCATTGAATGTCCCGTCAACCTCAAAGCTCCACCCAACGGATAGTGTATTGCTACCAGCTGGCGCATTCGCAGTGCCGGTATTGAAGATGCTATCCATTGCGAAGTCTATCGCGGCAGTCGTTGGGTTGTAGACAATGTCACTCCAGGCGTCGGCATAGCGACTTCCCAAGACTGCCGTTGCCGTTGTCACTGCGCCAGTCAGACTGAAATGGGTATTGATCTTTCCATTCTGAGTTGGTGCAATGTTCGAGCCTTTCGTGGACGTGTAAGTGAATGTTCCTTCAACGTGAAGCTTGTAGTTGACATTCGCCTCGAATGTCAAGCCATTCAGCTGCGCGATCATGTATTTCGTGCCAGTCGCAGCAATGGTTGTCGGGTTGGCTGTCGTATTCGAGCCCAAGAATAGATAGTCGTTGGGCAGAATGGTTATCCACGCATTCGCGACAGTGTCCCAGATAGCGTGACGGTTAATGTCGGTCTGGTAAATCCACTGAGTGGAATACGGCGAGGCTGGCTTTGTCGAGCTCGTGCAAAGTGTCGGCCCGATAGCCGGATCAATATTCGTCCACGTCGTCGCGAATGCAGGAGGATTAACATTCATCGGGTCACCATTCACTGGCTCAGGCAAACCAAGCCTTGATGTCGTCGTCATGCCATCCCCAATGCTTCAATCCTCAGGTTCATGGAATAGGCCGAGCTGCCAACATTCCCATTACTAAAGAAGGTCGGCTGCCAGTTGGGGTCGGTCTTTGTCGCAGACATGTAAGCAGCAAAGCCGACGGTTGTGTTGCTGCCGACATCCGGGTTGTAAAACAGTTCACAGTAATGCGACACGCCGGTTACCTGATAGTTGCCGACATTCTTATCGCTCGTCACGATAGGTGCGGAAAGCCGAACCACTCCAGGCGTTGTCGGAGTAGGCTGTGTGGCGCTATTCGGATCAATGAAAAGGTTTAGCTTTCCTTTGAACCCGAGTGACGGTCCCGGCTGGCCAGAGGTAAAGCCACCATTCCAGTACTGATTAACCTCACACTGAAAGCGGTACGCCGTCCCCGGAACAAGCGAGAGCGCAGCAATGCCATCCATTGGCACGGACGCGAAAACCTCAGCACTGCTCGTCACTGGAATGCTTTGCACCGAAGAGACAGACACGCCAGTCTGACTGTAAAGCTGCTTCTTGTACGCGAATGCCCCGAGATTGGCCCAGCCGCTCGCGGTCATTACATAGTTCTGGCGCGATATTCCAGGGTTCAATCCAGACGGCGTACCATTATTGATGGTTTGAATGCGACCGTTATAGTTACCCGTCACCGGCAGAGCATTGAAACGCTGAGACGGCAGCTCTTTCTCATAGACGCCAGTAACGTTATTGTCGTAGTAAAGAGTTTCGTCAGCCATGTCCCCGACAGCGGGAATGAGAAAGCCGACGCGAGTTGTTGAACTCACTGTTCTATCTCTCCTTGGACGACTCCGGTAATGCTGCCCGTCGCCTGCTGAATATCAGCCGCAATGGCTTGCAGAACTTTCGGGTCCTGAACATGCTTTTGCACAGCCTCAATGACATGCACGAGCATTGCCTGAACATTCACGTCCTGGCGCGATCCTGGCGTATGCCGTCCCGTGATTTCATAGAACAGCTTAATCGCTGTAGTATCGCCATTCGAGGCCGCGTCAATCAATGCCAAGTGCACATCGGGAATGGCTGCGCCGAGAGCCTCTTCCGAACGCTCCCGAAGGTAGGCATTGAAGCTCGGATTCTTTTTCCAGTTCCCGAATGTCGCCGCGCTCACACTAAAGTCTTGCAGCTTCTTTGTCAGCGAGCGTTTGTCGGCAAGGTTCAGAATGGAGTTCGCGACAGCCAGCTGTTCGGGAGTGAGCCATTCGCGATTCGAAAGGTTGTAACCCTTCGCGTTCAGCTTTACCGCAGCAATTTGCAGCCGGTTCTTTAAGTCTGTCTTAGGAATGCGTGGAAACTCAACCTTCAGTCGGTCAAGACTCGGCAATGAGTCCATCTGATTGAAGTAGAACTCCACGAATGCATTAAGCTCGGCCGCATCCTTTGCGCGAATCTCATCGGGGGTGAGGTCATTCTCGATCGCTTTCTCGATCTCACCCATTCGCGGAATGCTACTTCTTTGCGCCGACATGGTTACTCTGCCAAATCCTTTGCGCGAAACTTTGCGCCTGCTCATCGGACATTACGTGAGCCTCAATGAGGGCTTCGAGGA